ATCGGGAGCAAAGCTCATTAATCTCTATTAGACGCAGTTGGAATGCGTCAGTGTAGGTTCGGGCAGTTTCTACACATCTGATGTGATCAGTACTTATACATGTTGAAAAATAAAATCATTTTTGCGGTTTTGGGGTTCACGTGAACAACAACTGTTCTTGTAATAAAGACCTGTTATCATGATCAATAGCAAAACTATGATCATTATGTCAAGCGAGTACTTCTGGACCTGGTCTTCCGGCGCCGCTTTTGTTTCGGTTCTCGAGAACCAGTCTGCAAAGAAGTCGAGCATTCGCACGAGATAGGAACGTTAAAGTCTTTATAGCAAGAAGGATGATAACAAGAATAAATTTGTGAACAACCAAGAGTGGAGTGTGAAATAATATAAGAGTTTAGACGGTAATCGCAATGTGGGCATTTCATGATTATTTAAGGCCCTATGCAGCGGTAAATCGACGTCCGCCGTAGCCTCCGCGACTAGCGTTGAAAGGCATTTGTTCAGTTGAGCCTTCGAACTCGCCTAAAGCGTCGTTGACAAAGCGGAAACCTTTCTCTAACCCTCGACGGGCTAGTGGGACACCAATTTTACGTATTGCTGAGAATATGACTTTCGAGAGAAGACCCCAATCGTTATAATCGCTCACGAAACTGTGTGGCAATTTAGCTGCGAGTTCGCGGTAGAGAGTGAGAGCAGGTTGGTCCTTTTGAATGGAAGGTTTAAGGACTGGTGCCCAAGGTGAATCACCAGGGACGTTGACAGCAATGCAGCTCCTGGTTTTAAGATGAATAGAGGCTTGTTGAGAGATGCCTCTAATGTTCTGGACGATCCATCCCAAATTCATGTCAAAACCGTCCACCTTAAGGTATGATGCGTCGAGTGCGACCTGGCCGACCCCGCCGCCGCCAGAAGTGACGGCGGATGCGACTCGCCAGATAGCTCTCACGTCTTCTGCTTCATTAAGGATGATGGCTTCGTTTGCATGTCTTTGAATGGTATACTCTCCCTTCTTAGCCAAGTCTTGATGGGCGTTGGCGTCTTGTTGTGCCAAAATATTGTCGGCAAATGGTGGAGTTACGGAAAATCTCGCGGCGACTGGTGTGAGACCTGTTGCAAAAGCAACATTTTTAATACTACTTTCGGTGGCTGTGGATGCAGAAATAACTCGCCCCTGATTAGCGAGACCTGGGGCATTGAGGTGCATGGTAGAACCTTTGTAAGCATACCGCCATTTACGGAACCAAGTCCAACTATTAGAAATGTTGACGGCATTACAAGTGAAAGTTTGTAAGGCGGCAGGTACCATGAATGTTATTTCAAATGAAGGGCCAGTATACGGAATCAATGCTGTTCCAGTGGGATTAAAGACACTGACTGGTGTAAACCAATTTGGGTAACGAGCAGCATTATCTTGTTGCGTTGCGGTAAGGGCATTGACAGTGTCTCGAAGGTTGGCTTGTGAAGGACCTGAACCAAAGAAGCGAATGGCAATATAGTGTACCATAAAATAAGGAGTGTTGAAAATGATGATTTGTGCTTGTTCTTCCGGGTCTTCATCGCTCACAGGTGATTCAAGAATAAAATCATCACGAAATTCAAGTGGGGTGGCGTCATTGCCACTAGAATCAGGAATACCGGTGAAGAAAGGGGCAGGATCTTCACCGCAAGGATTAAGAGCGCGTTCGATAAATGCAGCGCCAGCTTTAGTTCTAGGCATATGTTCCATCGCACAGACGATTTCTTCCATTTTGGTTGTGGTGTTTATATTGTTCGTGGGAATTTTCTCACTAATACGCTTAGTTGTGCGATTAACGAGAGATTTTACATTGTTATTTTTACGTCGATTACGACGAGGTGCACGTGCACGTTTTGTAGTGGTAGTTGTAGTGATTGTTTGCTTATTGGTAGACATTTTGCAATATTTAAGGCTCTACATACCTTCAATCTTCGTTCTTGCATCGAAGATAGTGAGTTTATCGAATGGGTAACGACCACGACCGAAATTGTGTAGGAAAGACAAACAAGCATCGATACGTTCAGAAGTCGTGCGGAAGTGTATAGAATTGACTTGGCACATTCTTTGGGCGACTTCAACGTTATTGCTGGATTTAATTAGATCAGCGACTGCGATGACATATTCCGGATACTTCTCTTTCGTGTAATTACGCGTCAGAACTTTGGCAGCTATCCGTGGAATGTTTAGAGCCGCACCATTACTGTTGATAACAAAACTGGTAAATTCTGCGGATTTAGCGACAGTCATTTTAAGTCTGAAACCACAATTACGATCAAGCTCAGCGAGTCGAATGTAGTTTGGTCGGATTCTTGTTGCTACAATGAGACTGTCATCGCCTTTGTAGAGTAGGTATTTGATATCCTGCCTGTCAACACATGAAAGTAAAATGGCTGCATTGAATAACGAGTTGCCTATCAAGGTGTCAACTCGGCCTGAATCCTTCTTGTTTTGCACCCTCACAGTACCCACTCTCGACTGCACATTCCTGACCTTCATCATTTGCAAGAAATTGTTTCGTAATTCAGCAGGGCAACCGAGTGCGGCTAAGTTACACATCAACAACTGATGTTCTAAGTTGTTTTGTGAAGAGTCAAATTCTGTCCAGTCACTCTCAAGGTATTCGTACTCTGCTTCCTGAGATATGCAATCAAGCAGTTGCAACATTTCCGTGTCTGTGCGATTGGAAGCAAAAATTAAACCGTTCGACGCACGAAGAGCAACACGCTCCAGCAATCTGGTCCAAACTACCATGATGAAATTGAGTGATTTGTCCCAAGCAGCAATGCCCTGCCCGGCTTTATCGGTAGTAAGCGGATCTTTGCTGACCATAACTTTTTGTTGAGTTTTGGTGTTGAACTTAACAAGATTAACACCTTGATCGGTCCAACAATCTATGTCCTTAAGTTGGGTAACGTCATGACCTCTCAGTTGATATTTTTCCAATGCTTCGGCGAAGACTTCAGCCTTGTCGGTGGCGCTGATGTTGAAGTTAATGTATTCCTTCAATATCATATGCAGCTTGTGGGCCTCGTGTGTAGCACTCAGTTCAGGCAAATTTTTCGTCTTCTTTGTGTAACGGTCAAGGAGTGTTCTTAGGGCCATACCTGTGCCTTTCGCATTGGTGACTTTTACTCTCTGGGCAGCGTCGAACCTATGGACGGTCTGCGGGGCCACATCATGCTGTGCATCATTGTGGATCTCGTCAATGCGAATTTGAGCAGAACCTCCGTGGTGGAATGGGAAATAGGTTGATTCAACTGATTGATATTCGTGGATATCAGTGGTGCCTGGGTAAATTTGAGCCAATACCTCATCTACAAGACCTGCATTAATTTCGGAGGTGACATACCCAACGCCATCTTTAACTAATTGGGTGACGCTGTAAGCTGGTTGTTTTGGGTTGCCAAATTCTGGTTCAGGGATATTGGTAGGATCAGTGAGAATGTCCAATTCTACATGACCGCCCATGTGCACTTTCATGGCGTTGTTAAGTGCACCGGGTGTCTCTTCGCGGACAAATAGAAGATTTGTGTGTCTAGTCAGGCCGACGACAATGTGTGCAACAGAATTTTGCAGCAACCATTTTTCTGCAGGGGTGTCCCCGACGTGAAGGATCACTGTGCTAAAAGTGCCACCTTGCGCTTCATCAACGGTTATTGCACCTTGATTAATGTATCTTGCTTTAGTCTCTTGTGTGAGTGTTAAAACCTGGGCGCCCTCTCTGACGAAGTTCGCGTGCGTGTAAGAAAGGGAAGGACCGCAAGGTCCTTCGCTGTCGGTCCCTTTCTTCGAGGTGGTAGTAATACCAGGGTACATTGTGGCAATCAACGGTAACTTACATATGTCGAGGGGGATTCTCGAACTTTGCAATAGGAATTCGTGTTTGATGGAACGGTATATTTGTTTAAGTTGGGGGGAATCTCTCCAGATTGACTCGCGGTCAATATGTGCGATTTGATTTGGATCACCAATCAATAAAACGTGTGCAAATTTCGAATAAAAAGCGAGCATAGGTAGGGGTAGTCGGAAAGCTTCATCAACCAAGATTAATGAAGGAGTGATACGTTTAGATGCAAGTAAATGCATTGCTGCATGCATGGTGCTGATGCGATTGGGTGGTTGAACTCTGGACTCGAGGCCTTCTTTGAGTGCGTTCGTCGGGACGATATATAAGAAATTTTCTCCTGGTTTTACCATATTCGGGATATGTTTGAGGAAGGCTTGAGCGGTTTTACAACCGCCTGGAACCCCGAAGACGCCGGTAAATTTGGTCGGATCGAAAGGAACTGGACCGGTGTCTTTTGTTGCTCTCAGTGCGGCACGAAGAACTGTTTGCATTTGCATGCTCTCGGCTTTAATCAATCCTTCTGAGAGCTCTTGCACGAACTTATCGTACAATTCTTGATTGTCTATAGTTGGCATAGCTTCAGCTTCTCTAACTTCCGCAATTTCAGGAGTTGGGTTAATCGTCTTAGGTAATGGTCCAATAGGTGTTTCATCGTAATGTTCAAGTAAATCGAATTTAACTTCGTCCACTGCACCTTCAGCATTAAATTCATATTCGGTGAATTCACTTTCAAATCTCTCAAACGATACAGATAATAAAGGGTTGTTGCCTTTGTCACTAAGCAATCGCGAGACTTCATATTTGTCCCCGAACAATGATTTTAATGCACATTGTAATGAACTAATAACATCATAAGCAGCGGGGAAAAATCTTTCGAGCCATCTTCTTTTTTGTTTGAGTTTATCCATTTGTTTAGCTGCAGAGTCAACAGTGGCATTGTTCTTAGCAGCTGTAAGACGGGCCATCAAATAAACACCAACCACTATGCGGTTAAAATCTTCACAATCGATGTCCCATTGGTGATCAATAATCTGGTCACCAAGCGTAACTTTACGTAATTCGGCACGTGCATAAGCAAAAGCAGCGCGCAAATCGGCCTGCTTGGCGTCTCTAGCAAGTAAATAGTAATATAGGCGTTCAACTTTGATCTTGTCGGTGATAATCATCTTAGGTTTGGTCCCGACTTTGTACGCTTCCGAAGCAAGGTGAAAGAAATCCGGAACACCAATTGCATTGACGAAAGCTGCTGGTATTGATGCGTAAATCGTAACAGGGAGTGCAGTGCGGGTAATATGTATGCAAAAGTGAGAACCGAAGTTCACGACACGTTCAAGCATAAGATTGAAACCATATGGTGTTTCGAGGCCTGAATGGGTTAAATAGGCCATAACGGTGTTAAAATCGTGGTCGTATGCCCACCCCGGATCATTCGGAAAACCCATTAATATTCTTTTGTTGTCACCTTTGTAAAAAACTTTGTGACGAATTTGAAATTCGTTATCGTTATAAAAGTCGCATTTAAGTGCGGCTGGTGGAAGATGCATGTAAGCAACGATCTTCGATAAATTATGATTGAGCATCCCGGCGGCGACTTCTTGTAAAGTAATATCGTAAAGTGAATGATTCGATATTGCGAAAGGAGCTTGAAAGTCACAAGCCCCGAAACCAGCGATGCAAAATTTTTCGGTAGGTATACCGCTAGCAAGTAAATTTACTTGATTTGTATAAGTTCTGTCGCGACAACCACGAACGGTGACAGAAGCAGCAGCGGTAGTGTAACGGGCTTGATCCCGACCGGTATACAAACAACAGCCATGCACTTTTGGATCGTTCGCTCCGATCTTCATCATACCAGTGGGATTTGGCCCGATTTCGATGCATGGCTTATGACGCTTTGCGTATTGATGTAACATTCTTTCTGCATATCTTTGATGTGCAGCGGCGAGTTGATGTGCCGTAGGTTGTCCTCTCCCTGGAGAGAACAAGCGTGGAAAATACAGAGTGTGCAGCGTTTTGAGCGTTTGCGCGGATGGCGCGAAATCTAATCGCACAGCATCACGTTGCAATTGTGAATAATAAGCTGCGTCTGTAGATTCGACGATAGATTTGATTTGTTTCGTAGAGATATCCATTGTGGTCTTGGCGACAATAGCATATGTACGGACTTTA